CTTCGAATCAAAGGTGACCATCGCAGAGGGGTCACAAGCATGTCGGTCAACATCCCAGTGACCTCGAGTGTAGTTGAGTTTCTGGGTGTCAGTAACCACCTGCGATTCCGCTTGTTGCGTACGCGCAGGCGAGTCGAAACCAAAGACATATCGGGCAGCTCCGAGAGCAGCGCCATATGGAGAAGCCCCAAGTACTGTTTGTGCCACGTCAGCAGCACGCGAGTACCAAGGCTTTCCAAGATCTGGTTGTCTAGACCGGAAGGCGCCAGCCGTGTTATTGGCACGGGGTTTTGAGCTCTCTTGTCCGCTGGAGTAAGCATCGCCACTTGTGTTGCGAGGCTTATTCACAGCATCATCTGAGCCTTGGATTGACAAGGGTGTCGGCTCGAAAGCACTGATATTGGCAAGGGACATGTAAATATCTCCAGAGATCGAAGATGGGCCTCCAGTTTGGGTGACAAAAGGATGAAGGCACACAATGACCAGACTTGCCCAAGGGGCCGCTGTTGTGCGGTCGTTCCAGGAAAGATATTCCTGGTAGTAAAGAAAAGGAATCCGCCAGCGAAAAGCTGTGTTCCTATTCACTTGGATGAGGGTATGCGGCAAAGCTATCAGCTTGCGCAGCCACGACGTAGGTGTGAAGTTGTTACCCAAGACGTTGCAAGTATTCGGAATTTGATTGTATTCCGGCATAATTGCAGCGAGATAGGTACCACTGGCCATAGGATTGCCAGTAAAAGAGAGAGTCACATCAATGTCGAAGCGCGCAAACCTATAGTCTGCAAACAAACGTGCCACCGGATTACAGGTGGAAAACGTTGTCCAATTAAGGCGCGCACCAATCAGACCCGAAGTGTCAGTAGTCTGAGCTACGAACGCTCCGATTCTGCAGGGCACACCATACACCTCGTCAAAGAAATTAGGTCTAGCCTCGGGGGCGGATTCGACCGTAATAGGGGCCTCTTGAGTCTGTCTGTTCATTTCGATTTTTGAAGTATCGGTGAGTGTTTCATCGCCGTTTACGACCGAAGTCGCTTGATTATCAATCTTGGTAAGTGACATGTTAGAAAAAGAAAACTAGGGTTTAGGTGCAGGTTAATAATAATGCTATCTAAGCTATTAATGCATCACACCATGGGACGTCTAAAGGCCCAGGCAAGGCACGCCGAAATAATCAGCACAATCCTCACCAATCAGTGGAACGATTATATCGCCGCTCCAACTCGCACGGCTAGTTGTACTACTGCCCTCTACCACTCATGGAACCCGTTGAACAGGATCTTTGAGTAGAAGAGCTCCTCGTAGTAACTATAAGGAGGGAATTGAATTCCAAGAGTCTTGAAGATTTTCTCTCGCAGGTCATTAAAGTATTCATGACCATGAAAGTAGGAGTAACGCATAGCGGTCTCACAATTCGTCTCAAGCATCTCGTTGTGCGTTATGACTGGATGTCTACGCACATAACCGAGCATTGATGTAATGCTCAAGGTTTCGAGAACAGGCAAGAAGATGCCACGATCGTTCATCCGGATCGACCTCTTCAAAAAAGAGAGGTTCATCACCGGGTCGTGTGGCTTAAGTTCAGTGCCTTTGCTAGAGTCAGTAATCGTGACCGAAAACATGCGCATCGCCCACTCCGCATAAGAAACTCGATTCAAGACTTGAATGAGATCTGGTCTCACTGCGCTAAAATTGTCGTCGCCATAAAAAAAGGCGACGACCACCTTAGCGAAGTGATACCAGGTTCTCACCTCGAGGGGGGCGGTTGAAATGTACCAGCATGCAAACATGATGGCATTGCTCAATGTATTCAGTAGAGCAGTCAACACATGGCCGGAGCACATTCCGAGAAATTTACGGAACGCACGGTGCCCATAAATGAGCACTCCTTGGAGCATAGCGAGAATCAGGTTTGTCCTGACTCGATCGTCGAGCTCCTTCCAGGTCTTATCGTGTCGTCTGTACCACCGATTTATGTAGTGGACGGCTTTGCGCACAACTGGACAAGATAAAAATTTGTCCCAGCGCTTATAGTCCCAGTCCATTCCAATTTGTGAGCAAGCCAGCATCTTACGAAGCATGACATCCCAATCGCCTCCCTCGGGGTTAACACCAACAGCAGAAAAAGATTTTCCTGCATTCTTGTGCATCATACTGATCCAAGCTCCAAAGTACATACGAGTAATAATGGTATACTCAATAGGTGGTACTTCGATAGCTCGGGCCAATTTGCCGGGCTTCAATAGCTCGTCTTTCAGCACAATCATCCAGGGTATCTCAACAACTCCGTTCTTAAAGTCTTCCTCCATGGTGTCAATCTTCCTTTTAAGGTCATCACTCTTGATCGTGGTAAGGTCGCCAACGCGATCAAGTAGGTGCTTCTTGTTTATGCCCATGGTGGTCCACGGGTAGCCAGCTGATGAAGCAAGGTTCAGCTGGTCCATCTTGCCCCATTTGTTGACAGCCTCGCCAACAGTAAGGACACGTGCTTCATCTGGAAAGAAATCAAACCAGGGGCACTCATCAACATCGGGAAGTTCCGAGTTGAAATTGCATGAGGAGTACTCTAGTACGTTGATAAGAGCCGGATCATCGGCTCCAGTCTTCACACTAGGTTCCTTAGCAGCTACTATTCCGAGCATCTTCGTTGGTTCAAAATCCGTTTTACGGGATATGTGCACTGATGGGCGCACATCACCAACGTACTCAAGGAAGAGCTTGCTCTCACGCAATTCGGACGCGAAGTCCGTTGAGTATCCCTGCGTCTTGAATTCAAACGTTCTATTCTCACGCACGTGTCTCAAAAGCATTTCACGGGTGACGATTCCAGCGCCACCAGCAGATTGTGATGCAGATGAAAAAAGATGAGTCGCGACAATTTTGCCAGGAATGTGAGGGTTATGCACGATGACAGGTGCACCACAATCACCTTCCTTTGTCGCGGCTGAGTAACGAACAGATCTCAAAGCACTCGTTCTGCAATGAGAGGACATTTCATACTCAACAGTCTCTAGGTCAATAGTAAGCGAAAAGCCATGATCGCGGACCCGAGAGCCTGTAATGTCACTTGTGTCAAAACAGCTCATTTGAGCCATAACACCGTTATGCAACTTGCACAAATCTTCCTCACTGATGAATTTATCAACAGTGTCCCCACGCATGGGAACGGAAGTACCAGAAGCGTCGTATAGAACCATGTCCATCTTAGAGATTTCAATGATCCGTCCGACTGAAAATGGCAAATGTGCAGTTACACCTCGGGTGATAATGGTGAGCTGTTGGACCGTCCGGAGATACTCCCCGGTATTACGGTCCTGGAAATGATGTCGGGGAATAAGCCAATGGGCATTGGTGATGTAAAGACAGTTAATCGCTCGAACTCTGTCAACACCATCCTCTGAATAAAGTAAGCGACACACGCCCTGAGATTGTTCAACGCTAGCAGCGAAGTTACGGGCGTTTGTGTCGCAACTGCCCTCTGCATGAGCCAGTCTCACGGTTGAGCTGGCTGAAGCGATTGTCGGTCTTCGCTTCTCGTCGAAAGACTCGACGACGATTCTACGATGTGTAGCGAGATGTCTCTCGTCGGCACTCTCGGCGGTTTTCATAGTGAATTGCTTCACAAAATCGCCAATAGTGTCGGCGTCAACACCGCCACGTGCTCGTTGAAGTAATTTATCCAGATAGAACTTGACGTCCTTGTCTGGGTATCTCACTTCATAAGCACCAGCGTAGAACTCATCGCCGGGTTTGCCATTGCCTGAAAGGTGACGCACCACTGACATCAACTCAGATGTGTCAGGAGTGCAAAGTCGAGTCGTCGACTTAGTCACTGCACGATAAAAATAATAGCCTGCTATGAGAGACGTAAGAAAGCCAAAAGCCTTGATGGCCCAACTAGTCTCTCCCAAAATCGCTGAAACGCCAAGAGCCAAAAAGTTCTGAGTGAACTGCTGACCCAAAGCATCGCAAATGATGTTGTAAGCAAACCTGACGCGGTTCCAGCCCGCGACAGGCCAGCCAGGTACCAGCCATTCCACTCCTTGGGCACGGTACTTCGCAATCATCTCTCTGTCAAAATCCGTCACAACGTCCATACTCTCCTCAATCTCACGCTCCTTCTTGAAATGCAAACGATACTCCTTATAGACCAACTCCATGAACTGATTGTAGTTCATTTCCTTGCCGATCTTTCCATCCCTGTTGATCTTGAACTTGAGGTGGGTGAAGGCGTTGTTCTTAGGAACGCCATCAACCGCCTCGCACTCAACGACCAAATTGGTTCGCTTCTCCACAGCACGTGGTTCAGCAAGACCAACCGCATTGGAAAAGTCGGTCACATTACTGCAACCAACAATGAGTTTCGAATGGTCCATGGTGCCCTTCACGCAGATATTGGGATCTACAAGAGAGGCAGCAGGAACAGGGAAAGGGTTCTTCGTCACAAATGAAATCCACTCCAAAACACTATGATTGGTAGACGTGTCTTGGCCAAGCTCATCAATCAAGACAGCATAAGTGCCTTTCTGATAGGCATCCCAAAACACACTATTCACACTCCTCGGAAAAATTGAGCCCTCCTCACCAAGAACAAGCATCATCTTCTTGATCAAATGTTTAGCGAATACAGATTTTCCAACCTGTGTTCCGCCTCGCAAAATGATCGAAAAAGGCTGAAGCCTCTCCCTAGTGTACTCCTCACGGAGTGTCGTCATAGCACGCAACTCTTGAACTGTCCTTGAAATCATCCACCATCGTTGGGAACGCGCATACTTACTGTTCTTAGAAGCATGATACACTGAATCATAAAGTGAAAGGTACTCAGCAAAAAGCTTTTCATTCCACACACCACTCCTGACTGTCGCCGCAACGTCGTCAAGCATGACCGTCAGCTTCTCTATCTCCGCCCGATGTACAACCTCGAACGGAAACAGACAAACCAAGTATTCACGCAAAAATGTCG